AGGAGTCACCGCCTCTTTCTGCGGATAGATTTAATTCTGCTAGAGGTGTCACGACCCCACTCTGCAAGAAGGCATCTCTCTGAGTTGTCTCCTCAATTAAGTAGGGGGTGAAAACTTCTGGTATTATCAAATCCGATCTCAATGTAGCCATGAGATTTCAATAATAATTTTTTAATTTTCGGTGACAACACCTAACTCATACAAACAAGTTAATCTTATATTAACCGCTAACTGCGTTTTTTAGCATATTATATTTATTAATGTCTGTACGATATAATCTTGCCTGCTCAGTTAGGTTGAAAGATTCTTTAGCAAATGGGTTGGATTCTCCTGTTATAACATCAGCAGTTACTTTTGTTGTTGTAGCACCACCGCCCTGTGGTCTTGGATTTTTCTGTACCCATTGAGGCATTTTTTGTTGCGCCCAATCTTTTACTGGTGTTCTGTTATAACCATCAACAATAACAACAGTTCCATCAGCTTCTCTTGCTAGTTGATCTCTATTAATTCTTGATAAAACATATTGTGGATCATGTACCACATCAGCTAATGCACTGACAGCAGGAGCTTCCACTTCAAGCTCTCTCTGTCTTTGCTCAAGCTCTTGAATCCTTTTGTTTTTTGCTTCTTCAGCTTCTCGATATTGAGTTGCAAGTTTTTCTCTTGCCTCTTCATATTTACCCTGTGCCTCAAGCTCTTCCTGTTCTTTTTTCTGCTTATAAGCAATCAAGGCATTTACATCAACATCTGGTGGAATAGCTTTCCCTGCTTCTTTTGCTTTTATATTCTGATCTAATAATTTTGCATTATTAGCTTTTAGTTTTTGTAACTCTTCCTGTAAAGCTGCATATTGTTCAGGAGAAGGGTTTGGCTTAATAGGCTCTTCTGACATAAAAAATCGTAATATTTATTTATAATATTACCTTAAAATTACCATTTGACCCTATGTGACCAAAATAATGGTGAAAATATTGTTGGATTTGGGTTTTGAGCATTATGTCTTGCATAATAAGATTTTCTTCTTGCTTTATCTTTTTTTGAAGTGGGATTTTTACCTGCTCCTTTTACTCCTTGTTGTCCAAATCTTATTAATTTTGTTTTAGATCCTTTTTTAGCTAAAACAATATGAGATTTTGTAGGGTGAGAAGGTGTTGCTTTTGCTTTATTTACAGCAGTTAATCCATATCTATTTAATTTTCTTTGAATTTTTTCTTTTTCTGTCATTTTCCTTTTTTCCTCATAGCCATATTATGTGCTTCTGTAAAGCTAACACCTTCACGCATTTTACGCTTCATATATTCCATATGTTTTTTTGAATGTCCATGAGTTTTTTGATGTTTTTGTAAAACATTTTTTTGTCTAACAGTTAATTTCATCTTTTCTTAGGTGATTTTTTTCGAGCATTATGTATATCTATATCAGCTTTTCTTGCACCTCCACCTGAAATAAAACTATTAACTCTACCCATAGACCAAGCACCAACAGGAACATTTCTAGATCCAGAACTTATATAAGCAGCAGTGCCTCTTTTATAAACTTTACGTAAATCTCCAACAGTATAAATAGATTTTTTAGCTTTAGCACTAAGCGTTGCAGTTAGTGTATCAGCGCTTTTTTTTCTTTTTGTTTTTGACATTTTGAGAAGCTCTGAATTTAGAAATTGCTTTTAAATCTATTTTTTCTCCGCGTTTGTAGGCTTCGGCAGTTCTTTTGATCTCAGCAGCTTTCGCTGCCTTGTTCTTTGCTCCAGACAGATATTTTTTGGGAACACCTGTTTTTTTATCTTTTGGAACCCGCCTGAACTTTCTAGTCACCTTTTACCTTTTTAGATTTTTTTGTTGTTTTAGGTTTAGCCTCAGCCTTTGGCTTTGACTCATCATAAGTCTGGACTTTGAATGTATATCCCATTATTTTTTACCTCCCTTCTTTTTTTTCTTTTTACCCTTTGGCTTCATTGATCCATAGTGTGATGGCATAACAATAAAAGTAACTGTTTATATATTACTTCCTTTTGCGTTTCTTAGCTGTTTTCTTTTTACCTGCTGTAGATAATGCAATGGCCTGTGCCTGTTTCAATGTTTTACCTTCTCTCATTAGCAAACGGATGTTGCTTGAGATCACAGATTCAGATTTTCCTTTTTTCAATGGCATATCTATAGTTTATATTCTTTTTTGATTTGGTCTATTGTTTTTTCAGTTCCATCACTTCTAATTATCTGCCTTAATGCTTTCTGACCAGAGCTACCTTTTTTACCAGCTAATGTTTTAAAAAACTTTACTTTCTGTTCACTACCAAGAGTTTTTATTTGTAGTTCTCGATCTTGATTTAATAACCAATCACCATAAGCCTGCCCCTGTGGAACTCTACCTGTAATGCTTGGCCTTGTATCAAGCGCAGTGGCTGGTGGCTCTTCAAGACTTGGATAATCTTTTTGCAATTTTTTAAAATCAACAACAGGAACGGTAGTTGATCTACAGTTGAAATGCTGTGGAGGTGTCGGCCCTTTATTGTATTCAAACTGTTTACCATCAAGTCTTTGACAGATTGGAGTAGTTTTTGAATCTAATGTTGCAACATATTCATATTTAGGAGCAACCTTACTATTTGCAGCATATACAGCTTGACTTGCTTGATTCTGCACTTGATTTACAGAAGTTCTTACAATCGTTTGTATTTGATGATTTGCAACTTTTGTAAGTTCTCCTCCCGATGCTGCAAGCTGTTTAACAGATAGTGGCCCTAAGTCTGCAAAATTTAATTTTCCTACAAGTTGTCTTGCTATCTGTTGTGATGTTTTTCCACTATATACACCTGAGTCAATTGCCAACCTAAGTTTTTCTTGCGAACTAACAGTAATACCTCTAAATGCTTTATTGACAGTTTTTCCATTAGGTAAAGTTATTGCTGATCCCTGAGTTGCAGTAAGTTCAAACTTACCAACACCAAATCTTTTAAAGGCATCTTCCTTAAATTGTTCAGTTGTAAATATATTTATTTGTGTTGGGTCTGTCATTATTACAGATTCTGCATATTTTGGACTAATAGCAACACTATTAATTGGTACATCACCAGATGCTGTAACCTTTTTAAGTTCATTTACAATAAAATCTCTTTGTAAAAGAGTTATCCCCTGTAATTCTTTCTTAAAATCTCTTGCAGTAGCACCAGACCATGTATTCAAACTATCTTTTGCCTGTTTTATAATCGCTCTAAGTCTTTTTCTTGTTTGTGGTGCAATAACAACCGCCTCACCAGCTTTTATTTGTTTTAATTCAATATTTCTTAATTCTTTTGCAGCATTTAAAATTACCTCGTTATAGGTGACAGCATATTTTTTTGCAACAGCATTACTGAAACGGTTGAGATCAATAGTCTCTCTAAAAAATACCTCTGGAATTGACATTCATCAAGCTGCGTTAGGTTCAGTTGGGGCTTCCATTTCAATCATCCCACCAGCTTGCGTTGCCTCAACTTCTTCCTCCACTGAAAAATCATCTCCAAGAATCTCGCCAGTGCTTAATTGTGTTAGTAATGTTTCCTGTGTAATAGTGCCAGTTGTATAAAGCTGTAAATATGCTTGAATCTCCTGTGGTGTTAATCTTGCAGTAACAAAATCTCTATTAACAAAAGAACTGCCAGCATTAGGTTCATTTAGATATTCACTATGAAATTTTAAACAATTATCAATTAAGTCTTGCATTTGTTGAGCAACAACCATCATTGTGCTGTCATTTTGTGATCTATCAATCCTTTTGGCCTCGGCTGATTCGCCAACTAACTTCTGACCAAGTACCGCAGCTAATGACAATGTATTGATCTGATCTGCAATATCTTTGAGCCTTGTGAACTGGCTGTCATAACTATCACCCGATGGGCTGACATATTCCATTCTTGATTCGGGTGGTAATGATAATGCTTCATTAGGACCAGTTGTTATCTCATCTGCATTTGGATAGCCAAAGACTGCAAGCAATGGAACAGAACTAATATGCAAAATATTATCAAGGTCACTTTGTATCTGGTAATGTTTGAGATTCAGTTCTGCTATGTCATACAAAGGGCTTCGGCTTTCGTAATATCCAACTCGGTTTGAATATGCAACAGAAAAAGGAATCTTATCTTTTATGCTCATCTCTCCCTCATCATGTAATTTATATTCACCCTTATTGTTTTTTCTATGAATTTCATATCGCCCAGGTTCTAATACTCTGATTTGTTTCACAATCTTTTCGCCATACTTACCATCAATTTCAACAACCTGTTCCGTTAATCGCAGTTGGATTAATTTTCTTACACCATCAATAATTTCTGTTCTCCAACCAAGAATATCTTTAGGAGCATAAGTGACCCAATATGGCCTCGCCTTTTCTCCGTCTTTCGGGGCATCAACCAAAACACCAACATGACCAAAAGAAATCGCAACCCTAGCTGTTTGATATAACCATACATTAAGATCATTACCCTCAAGGTCTACATCAAATAGCTGCTCTCTAACTAAGTCAGATACATCATCAAGTCTGATAGGTTTTCTGACCAGCATACCTGACAACATCTTCTCAATACGC